GGTTTGGTCTGCCTGAAGAAGAAGAGGAAGTGCAGGTGGTGTGGCCTCGAATTCACACCCAACAGGCACAGGAAATTCTACTGTTCTGAACACTGCAGGTTGGAGGCCCGCCGTGAGAACCAACGCAACTGGGCTTACAGGAAATACTACTCCTATTATCGCCTCTTCAAATATAATCTTGATTTTGTTGACACCGTTGAGGAACCATTGAACAACCCCCATATACGGGTCTGCCCGGAGTGTGAATCAACCAACCTCTTTTTCGACCGTAAACGAGCCGAAACCACATGCAAAGACTGTGGCTTGGTCCTATACCACCCCTACCCTTATGCTTGGTATATAAGAGTTATTTACCCCCATACCAAACCACACCCCCAAGTGAAGAACAGGGAACACCACCTTTCCTGTCGATAACATATAATAGAGGTGGTGTTAATGATAACTGAACGAAACGAAACAATAGCAATACTAATCCTTGGAGTCCTCGGAGCACTCTCCCTGTACAAAGGAAACACGGAACTCGCATCAGTCGTTGTCGGGGCCATCGCCGGGTACATAACACACAACATCACAGCGGAGGAAAACTAAGAATGGCCCCAGACAGGAACAGCACCAAAAACCATGAATGCCTCAGAAACAAAGACTTCAAGGACTACTACGCATTCAAAGAATCCCTTCTGAAATTCATGGGGGGGAAGGAAGTGACGAACGGCTACATAAACAACGAATTCAAAGAACTCAACCAGAGACTCGACGACCTCGAGAACAAACTATACAAACTCATATTCCTATTCCTCACAGTAGCAATAACAAACCTGTCCTCAATGATCATCATGATGATAAACATGCTAAAACCCTAAAAAAATCAAAAGGAGGGTGAACATCCCATGCCAAGACGCAGCAAACTAACACCCGAACTCCAAGCCAGAATCTGCAAATACATCGAAGAAGGCTACACAATCGAACAAAGCTGTGCCCTCAGCGGAATCGGAGTCAGCACCTACTACCGATGGCTCGAAAAAGGCAGGAAACACAAAAGAGGCAAATACCGGGAGTTTTGGGAGGCAACCCAAACCAGTGAACAAATCGCCGAAGCCAAAATACTCCAAACAATCCTCCAAACAGCCAAAAGCGACCCCCTCAAAAACATAAAAGGCGACTGGAAAGCCGCAGCATGGTACCTTGAACGAAGAAAACCAAAACGCTGGGCAAAAACCGAAAAACTACAACAAGACATAAAAGCCGATGTTAAAAAGACTGAACTGCAGGTTGACATTGAACAGGCCAGGAAATACTTTGAGGAACTTGAAAAGGAATAGAGTGGGGAACCGGCAATGACACGTGAGGGGCCCCGGACATTCACAGCTGAGGAGAAAGCACTCCTCTACAGGACGATCCTACTGAACCCCTACATCCCCCACAGGCCATTCCGCCAGCAAGCCGAATTCCTCTGCGACACCTCAGATGAAGTATTTTATGGTGGATCCGCTGGTGGGGGTAAATCCGACGCACTACTCATGGGGGCCCTGCAGTACGTGGAGGAACCCGGGTACTCAGCCCTGATACTCCGCCGAACCTACCCTGAACTCACACAGGAAGGCGGATTAATCGACCGTAGCCACGAATGGTTAGAAGGCACAGACGCTGAATGGTCAGAGTCAAAGAAACAATGGATTTTCCCCTCCGGGGCGACACTACAATTCGGGCATATGGAGTATGAGAAGGATAAGTACAGGTATCAGGGTTCAGCGTATCACTTTATTGGTTTTGATGAGTTAACTCAGTTCACTGAGACTCAGTACCGTTTCATGTTCCGTTCACTCCGTAAGGACTCGGATGATTGGTTACCACTTCGGATGAGGGCGACGGGTAACCCGGGTGGGCNGGGCCATGACTGGGTGAAGGAACGGTTCATTGAGGGGGATAAGAAGTTCATACCATCCTCGTGGAGGGAGAACCCTTACCTTGATAGGGGGGCGTATGAGAGGGCTCTTGATGAACTGGATCCGGTGATGAGGCAGTACCTCAAATATGGGGATTGGGATTACATACCAGCGAAGGGTGAATTATTTGATTTTAATATCCTTGAATCTTTGATTGCTGATTTTGATCCTTGTGAGGTTGATTATCGGCGACTCGTTAGGGGCGTGGATTTCGCAGTTACGGGTAGTGGTGATAGGACGGCGATGACACTTATAGGTGCACGGGAGGGTATGGAGGCCTATGACATCCTCGACTGCAGGGTGTATCAGGGGACACAACCCGAACAAATCCTACTTAGTGTGATTGGGGATGACCTCGACCTCTACGGGCCCCTTGGGGTGGAGTATGTGATTGAGAAGGAACCCGGCAGTAGCGGGGAATTCACCGAACGGTACATTAAGGAACTCGTTGAGGCTGAGCACGGCCCAGATGTCACCTTAACCTTTGAGAGGCCGGTGAAGAACAAGTTCAACCGTGCCCGTCCCCTCAGCAGGGCTGTGAATAATGGCCTTGTAAGGTTACTCCGTGGTGGGTGGAATGATGAGTTCATCAGGGAACTCGCACAGTTCAGCAGTGACGAATCCCTGTACCAGTATGATGATATTGTTGACTCAGCATCACTCTCCTTCAACACCGTCAGGGGTAGGGGGGCTGAGCTGAGCATAACATTCTAAGAGGAGGGAAGATAATATGAAGGAAGGAAATGATGATATGGGCCTGGGTGTCTCCTTCATCGGGGCCCGTGAAGGGTTCACTTTGAAGGAGGTCACCGATTACGCCTTAAAGGATGACAAGACCAAACATTTGATTAAGGATCCTTTTGAGCGGGTGTATGGTGAGAAGGAGATCGTCCCACCACCATATGACCCAACCCGACTATCAATACTCTTGGAGGCCAACACCACACACTCGGCCTGTGTCCGGACGATAGCCNGTGATGTAGTCAGCCCCGGCTGGACACTTAAGGGGGAGGAGGATGCCATACAGTTGGCTGAGGAAACCATCAAGGCATTCACTGATCCACTTGATGAAACCTTGAAGTCGGCGGTGATTGATTATCAGGCGATAGGGTACTGTGCCCTCGCAGTATCCTATGAGGACAGCGTCCCTGTGAACCTCTACCATATACCAGCCCACACTATGAGGCGGACTTACGATGACATCAGGGCCGTGCAGAAAGTCGGGGAGAAGGAGGTCTGGTTCACCCTCGCCGGTACTGATAAGAAAGTCGACCCCGAGACGGGGAAATTCAATGATAACCTTAGTGATGAGGAGGCTGGGGATAGTATAATCTGGATTAACCGGTACAACCCCCGGAGCTACTTCTATGGATATCCACCTATCNTTTCCGCTTTGAATAGTATTTACCTTGAACTCTCAGCCAAACGCTACAACACCATGTTCTTCAAGAATTACGGTGTACCGAGCCTCATCGTCTCATTGATTGGGAATTTTCAGGATAAAGACCCAAACAACCCCACATATGACGTANCAGAGAAAATCAAGGAGGGAATCAAATCCACCATCATGAACCCCCATAGTGCCATGGTCATGACAATGAAAACCACCGACAAGGACTCCATAAAATTCGATGTTAAGGAACTCGGGGGTCTGAATACAGAGGCGAGGTTCCTTAAACTCCTTAAGAGGGTGGAGGATGAAGTGCTCAGTGTCCACAAGATGCCACCCTATCGTATCGGGGTGAATCGGACTGGTAGCCTTGGTGGATCCACCGCAGTTGAATCCAGTAGGACATACTATGAGTCTGTGATTAAGCCTTTGCAGGCCCGCCTATCCAATGCCTTGAACCATTACCTGTTCCAGCCGATTGACCCTGACCTTAAATTAGTCTTTAACACTGTGAACCTCAGAGAATTTAAGGCTGAAGTGGATAGTGTGATTAACCTTGTGCAGGCGGGTATCCTCACGCCGGCTGAGGCCAGGGGAGTTATGAAGCAGTACTTCGACTTGGATGATGACATGGTGGGTTATGAGGCTGAGAACCTCTACCATCGTGGNGTGCCATTGGATTCCATGTCCGCCCTTAGCCTTAAACCACCATTGGAGACTGCCCGTGAACTCCTAAGGGAGCCGGAGGAACAGGAAGGCGGGCGGGGATAAGATGGTGGGGATGATATGAGGGTGGATAAACGAGTACGGGGCAAACTACTCATCGAGGAACAAAGACTACTCGCCCGTCTGAGCCATGAATTCTACATGAACCTCCGGCCCCTGCAGGATCAACTGTGCCTCCGTATCATGGAAGTTATGAAACAATTCAGGGGCCCAGTCAACGAGGATGTACAATTATATGATGAGGCCCTCCACCTACTTGACATCGTGTTTCAGGATCACCTCAACCACTTACCCATCAAACTCNTCGAATCNTATGCACGGATCAACGTGGAGGTGGACCGGTTCCATGAATGGAGTAAACAATTAATCACCGGGGAGGAGCCATTAAGGAGCACGTTTAAGGAGTCCCGGCCCCCGGAACCCGAGGTGATGGTGATGGGTGAACCTGAATCCTTCTACCTGATTGAGGAGGATGAACTCCCACCCTATGACCCGTCACAGTTGAAACCNNCNGAGATCGGAGGGGTGACCGGTGTCCCATACGCCCGACCGGTAATTGTGGCGGGGGAATTCGATCCACGGGCCAAAAGGTACATGGAGGAACTGGCACTCCGGAAGTGTGTCACCCTGAACAGTGCACAGAAGGAACCAGTCAAAAAAGTACTCATCTACAGTTTCGAGAAGGCCGAACCACTCAGGAATACTATGAGGCGTATGGAGAAACACATCCACCACCTTAAATTCTGGCAGATCGAACGGATAGCACGCACAGAAACACATCAAGTCTTCAACTGGAGTAAGTATAAGGAGTATCAGGATGACCCATTCATTGAATCGGTGCAGTGGTTGACTGTGGGGGATAATCGGGTGAGGAGGAGTCACCGCCTATGCCATTTAGTTGTGAGGCGTAAGGGCGAACCATTCCCCAACGGCCTGTTATACCCCCATGACCCAAAGGGGCCTGCAAGGGAGGTTATCCAGTGCCGATGCACCATCGTCCCCTACATCATCGCCCCTAGTGTGGCCCCGGCTCCACGTACAAGGACACCCACACAGATGGCCCCGGAGTCTAACTGGAAACCACCGGTGGAGGAGAAACCAGCCAAATCCTTCAAACTCCCACGAACCTACCTGAAGAAACCCCCACGGGCCACAAGCAAATCATCCCCTCCACTCGTTTACGCTGACAACCCCAAAGATTACCCCAGATTCTTAGGGGTGTTCATGCAGTACCCTGAGGACACCCGCAACCTCATCAATGAAATCCACATCACAAGGGACATGTCCTCGAGTGTTGACTTGGAGGCCATGAAACTCCGGGTGGGCCTGTATGATGGCTGGGAGTCCGACCTCCACTACCTCATCGGATACATAATAGACCACACAGCAGACCCCGACACAGGGGCCCATGGTGATGTTGATCCATTGGAATTATACAGGTCGGGGGCGAGTATGCTCTGGGGTGTGAAGGATCGGCGGACACCCCCATACCTTAACAGTGGAGTGGTCAGGGAAGCGGAGGAGTACCTCCCAATTAAAAGGTACGTTGACGGCAAACTCGACACAACTGAAATCCTACCCACCCTTCATATGAAACTCCACAGTGATGACTTCAAGGAATTCATCAAGGGATGCCCTGAATCCTTTAATCTCCTCTCACGTGTCCTTGGCCCCGGGTTGCTGGATTCTGTCGAGAACAATAAATGAAAAAGAAACAGTGGTGTTAACCTATTATGAAGTTATCTGAACTCATATCCATGGAGTCCCTTAAGCGTAAGGGGATGGAATCAGCACCGGTGAGGATCCCCGATCATTACCGTGGTGGCACGGTGGAGTTCCTTGATGATGACTTGCAGGGGGTTTCGAATCCCTTACTGGCCTCTACTTATAAGGTGACAAGTCGGGATGCGAGGAGGGAACTGTTCCTACCATACAGGAACAACTATGTCCTTGAACTCATTCACATGGATGACAGGACACTCAAGTACACGTATAATTCTGATGCTACGAGGCTGATTAAACTGGAAATCATAAGGGGATGATACTATGCCATGGAAACTGAACAGGAAGGCGTATAATCATGCCATGAAATTGATTGAGGAGGGTAAGATTAATGAAGGAGAATGGAGTGCCCCCAACCTCTCTGACTTTAAGGACATCACGGAATACAGTTTATTCCACCTTGCAGTTGACCCCGAACGTGACCCGGAAACCGCCGGGGCCTACGCCTACCCCTATGGGAAGGATGGTGAAGTTTACATTCAAGCGTTGAGGAGCATCAGATCCTACTCGGCGGGGGCCCGGGGAGCAGAAAAGAATCAGGAAATCTTTGATGCCAGTGGCCGACTCCTCGACAAGATCGCATTATTGACAGGTAAGGGTATAGATGAATTAACCGTGCAGGTACCGAGGGCGATTAAGGAGACATTCACGGTTAAATCAGAGGAACAGCGAATGATAACAGGGCCTGTACTTATACCAGATTACAGGGACTGTCAAGCTCCACAAGGGGAGAGGCCACTAACAGCTGATGAGATAACTGAGAAGATGATGACCTTCTATGACTTCAAGGTATTCGATGTCAAGCATAATGCCATCAGGGAGGGGGATTTCACATCTGTAGCTGAACTTGTGGAGTCATGGCAACTGAAGGAGGACTGCAGGGGTTACCCGAGGGGTACGTGGATTGTTACGGCGAAAGTCACTGATGATGAGGTCTGGGGGGCCATCAGGAGGGGTGAACTCACCGGGTTCAGCATCACAGCCATACCCCGGGCCAGTGCTAAGGAGTTATTCAACCTCAAAGATGAGGTGGGTGGTGGTGTCAGGAATGTTCCACTCGCAGAACTCGATGACCCTGTGATCTGCACGATCTCACTAACTGATAAGCCATGCGTCTTCGACGCCAAGATACTGAGTATGAAGGAGGATGGTAATGTGAAGGATGAAAAGAATGTTTTGAAGAAGATTTATGAGGTGCTCACTGAGTACTTCACCGGGAAGGAGGATTCGGTGGCCGTGGAGGAACCAGCACCAGTAGAGGAACCGGCCCCCATAGAGGCCAGAGAAGAACCCAGCGACTCATTCAATGATATCCTCTCAAAACTCGACGATGCACTCGAAAAAATCAACCGGCTCGAAGAGAAACTCAACGAAACAATCAACGAAATAGAAGCCACACAGGAGGACACCAACACTGAGGCCGAGGAAGTGGCCACAGAAGAACCAGCGGAGGAACCCGAACCAGAAACAGCAGAGGAACCTGAAGTGGTGGGGGAGGAGGTTACAACCAAGGAAACAAAACCCGAGAAGAAATCAGTACCCCCAGATGAAGCCACAGTGAAAGAGAAATTAGACCTCATGGAGTACCTCGGCAGAGACCCCACAGGGGTGCCCAAAAAATAAGTCACAATCCCCAATAAAAAAAAAAATTTGAGGTGATAAGTATGGATGATATGCTTGAAATGATTGAAACAACAATGAAGCAGATAACAGTCGCCGACCTCGGTGCAAGCGTCCTTAACCCTGAAAGGTACGCCCAGTACGTTAAGGGACTGATGAGGCCCGAATCGATCCTCTCNGATATCAGGTACACGCCGATGGAGAGCCAGAGGACACTCATCGACCGGGTCGTTGCACCTGACCGTGTCCTCAGGAGACTCAGTGAAGGCACAATGGCAGGGGAATCCGCACCAACCTTCAAGCAGGTGCAGATGGATGCCGTCCCATTAATCGGTTACATGCCAATCTATGACCCCGCCCTGAGGAGGAACCTTGAGGGTGGTAACTTCGAATCAACCCTCGTCGACCTGATGTCAGGGGCCACAAGGAGGGATATTGAGGAGTTCCTTGTATTCAGCCGTGTCAGTGCAAGTGACACCAGTGGGGATATCCTCCTCGGCTCTGAAGGATTCATAAGACAGTCAATCATGGCCTACGG